TGCTTGCTGGCATTCAGCAGAACGAGCGAACCAACGTGGTGAATACGGCGAAGGCTCTGCAAGAGACCGTCGCCACCGGAATGCGGCAACCGCCCAGCCGCACAATGTAATGGGTGAGAAAATCGCGAGGATCGCATGACTGAATTGGCAGAACAGATCGAAGAGGACTTTGAAGTCGAGGCTGAAGAAACTGAACTAGAGGCCGAAGATGCCGAGATGGCAGATGAGGCTGAAGGCGAAGGAGAAGAGGCCGAAGACGAAGAGGTCGTCATTTCGATTAACGGGGAAGCGCCAGCCCCGGAAGAAGATGAGGAGGCCCGCGCGCCCGATTGGGTTCGTGACCTTCGCAAGCAGTATCGTGAGGAGAAACGTCGAGCCAAGGAACTTGAACAGCGTCTAGCGCAGGTCGAACAGCGGAACACACCTGGGGTCGCGCCCCTTGGACCGAAGCCAACGCTTGAGAAAGCCGATTACGACACCGACCGATACGAGCGGGAACTGACCGCATGGTACGACAAGAAGCGCCAGCACGACGAGCGTGAGGCTGCCATAAAGTCTGAACACCAAGCTGTTCAGAAAGAATGGGAGCGCAAGCTGGAAGGCTATCAGGGGGCGAAGGCCAGCCTGAAGGTGCGTGACTTTGAGTTTGCCGAGGATGTCGTCCAAGACACCCTCAGCGTCATGCAGCAGGGGATGATTGTGCAAGGTGCCGAAAACCCGGCTCTTGTCGTTTATGCTCTGGGCAAGAACCCGAAAAAAGCGAAGGAAATCGCTTCCATCACCGATCCCGTGAAGTTCGCCTTCGCGGTTGCGAAATTGGAGACGCAGTTGAAGATCTCGAACCGTAAGGCTCAATCGTCACCCGAGCGCAAGATCAGCGGCACCGCCCGCCCGTCTGGCGCGGTTGACAGCACCCTCGACCGCCTGCGGTCTGAAGCAGAAAAGACTGGCGACTATTCCAAGGTTTTCCAGTATAAGAAGCAGAAGGCCAAGGGCTAAACCCCCACATGAAGGACCGCTAAAATGGCGAACTCGTTTAGTAAGGAAGAGCGCGTAGCGTTTGAGAACATCCTCGAAGGCTTCAACGACGCTTTGGTAATGTCGCGCAACGTGTCGGTGTACAACACCGACGGCTCGATGATGGAACGCACCAACGACGTGATCTGGCGTCCGCAGCCCTACATTGCGACCTCGATCAACGGCGCACCGCGCACCGACATCTCGTCGCAGTTCGTTGACTTCACGCAGCTTGCTGTCCCGGCAACTCTCGGTTTCAACAAGACCGTGCCGTTTGCTCTGGACGCTCTGGAACTGCGTGACCAACTGCAGGAAGGCCGCCTTGGTGACTCCGCAAAGCAGAAACTTGCTTCGGACATCAACGTCGCCATCATGAACGTGGCTGCTGCTCAGTCCACGATGGTCGTGACCCGTTCCGGCTCTGCAGGCGGCTATTCGGACGTGGCTGAATGCGATGCCGTGTTCAACGAGCAGGGCGTGCAGATGTTCGACCGTTATCTGGCGCTGTCTTCGCGCTCGTATAACGGCATGGCGTCGGATCTCGCTGGCCGTCAGACCATGACGGGCAAGCCGACCACCGCCTATGAGCGTTCGTTCGTTGGTGAAGTCGCTGGCTTCCAGACCTACAAGATGGACTATGCCAACCGCATTTTGGGCAACACCACCCCGGTCGGTGACATCACCATCAACGGTGCGAACCAGTACTACACCCCGCGTGCGACCTCGACCGCCGGCACGGGTGAAACCAACAACGTGGACAACCGTTATCAGTCGCTCAACATCACGTTGGCTGCTGGCGCTGTTGTGCGCGTTGGTGACTGCTTCAAGTTGGCCTCGGTCAACGCGTTGCATCACATCACCAAGGGCGACACTGGCCAAGCCAAGACGTTCCGCATCATCTCGATCACCTCGGGTGGCGGCACTGCAGGCAACAACACCGTTGTCATCTCCCCGCCGATCATCTCGGCTCAGGGCGGCACCGATGCTGAACTGCAGTACAAGAACGTCTCGGCCACCCCGGCCAACGGTTCGACCGTCACCATCCTGAACGTGGACGCTGCCGACATTAACGTGTTCTGGCAGAAAGACGCTCTGGAAATCCTGCCGGGCCGTTACGCAATCCCGACCAACGCTGGCGTTGACGTGATGCGTGGCACCACCGATCAGGGCATCGAACTGGTGATGCAGAAGTTCTACGACATCAACACCGCCATCACGAAATATCGTATGGACACGTTCTTCGGTGTTGTGAACAAGCAGCCCGAAATGTCGGGTATCTTGCTCTTCAATCAGGTTCCCTGATTGTGATCTTTGGGGGCGGGGAAACTCGCCCCCTTCAACCATCCAAGGGGTTTAATGCCATGCCGTTGAAAAAAGGTTACAGCCGCAAGTCCATCGGTGAGAATATCAAGATGGAAGAAAAGTCGGGCCGCCCGCGCAAGCAGGCCATCGCCATCGCATTGAATACCGCACGCACCGCCGCCATGAAGGCTGGCAAGCCGTCGAAAGCGCCGAAGGGGAAGAAATAATGCCGGGTGGTCTTTACGCAAACATCGCAGCCAAGAAGGCTCGCATCAAGGCCGGATCTGGCGAGAAGATGCGCAAGCCTGGCACCAAGGGCGCGCCGACCGCAGCCGCATTCAGGGCATCGGCCAAGACAGCCAAGAAGGGCAAAAAATGACGACCATGCTTTACAAATCTCCCGGCGCGTTCAAGCGGAGCGCGACCGAGACGTTTGATCTGTGCATCGTGGAAGATGACGAGATTGAAGCCACCATCAAGGCTGGCTGGCACTTCACCGTGCGCGAGGCTATCGCAGCCGCCAGCGGTGCTGCGCAAGATCCTGAACCCGAGGCCAAGGCTAAACCAAAGCGTGGCCACACGCGCAAATCTGAGGCTCTGTGATGGCATACACCAAGCGCGACATCGTGAACCGGGCATTCGAAGAGATCGGCCTCGCTGGCTATGTCTTTGACTTGGCCCCGCAGCAGTTGGAAGGTGCCTTGCAGCGCCTTGACGCGATGATGGCAACGTGGAACGGCAAGGGCATCCGCCTGCGCTATCCGCTGCCGTCTTCCAACGCTGCCAGCGATCTGGATCAGGTGATCGGCGTCCCCGATGACGCGCTTGAAGCCATGCACCTCAATCTGGCGGTGCGCATCGCGCCGGGTTATGGTAAGACAGTTTCACCAGACACGAAGGCCAACGCTCAAATGTCGTACAAGGCGCTGCTGTCCAGATCGACCTTCCCGACCGAAATGCAGCTTGGCAATATGACGATCCCGAGCGGCCAGGGCAACAAGGGCTGGCGCTATTACAACGACGCGTTCCTGCGTCAACCGATTGACCCGCTGACGGTTGGCCCGGACAGCGCATTGACATGGGAATGACGCGATGACCAACATCAACCAGCTTTCTTCGCTTGACACGCTCCAGCTTGGCGATCTGCTAGCCGTCTGGTCCACGAATAACGGCGACACGCGCAAAGCCTCGATCAACCTGCTGCTGACCTTCATGCAGGACAACCTGACGCTGCCGGGTTCGCTGACGACGCAATACGCGGCACCCAGCGCCACGGGTTTCTCGGTGACTGTAGCTGCGGGCGACACTTGGCTGCTGCTGACGCCCACGGCGACCTTTGCGGCTGGCACCATCGTGCTGCCCTCGGCGCCGACCGACAAGCAAGAGGTGAGTGTCAACTGCACCCAGATCGTTACCTCTCTGACCGTCTCGGGCGCAGGCAAAACAGTCACCGGCGCTCCCACCACATTGGCCGCTGCCAACGCCTTCTTCACCATGCGGTTTGATGCCGCCACCAACGCCTGGTATCGGGTCGGCTAATGCAGATTGGCATCATCAACGGGATCTACACGGATGGCTCGCCCGATTTTCGGACGAGCTATCCTGTCAACCTTGTGCCTGTGCCGAAAGCCACGGGCATCTCGGAGGGCTATCTTCGCCCCGGTGATGGCATTGTGAAGACTGGTGACGGGCCTGGGTTCAACCGGGGCGGCATCAACTGGAACGGCGTGCTGTACCGCGTGATGGGGACCAAGCTGGTGACTGTCGCGCAAAGCGGAATCGTCACGGTGATCGGCGACGTGGGCATCGGTGGCCGCGTGACGTTCACCTACAGCTTTGACTATCTGGCCGTGACATCTGGCGGTCGGCTCTATCTTTACGACGGCACGACGCTGGCGCAGGTCACTGATCCAGATCTTGGCACGGCGCTTACCGTTGTTTGGGTCGATGGTTACTTCATGACGACCGACGGCGAGTTTCTCGTCATCACCGAATTGAATGACCCATTTGCCGTCGATCCGCTGAAGTATGGATCTTCGGAAGCTGACCCTGACCCGGTTAAGGCCCTGCTGAAGCTGCGCAACGAGATCTACGCGCTGAACCGCCACACCATCGAGGTGTTCGACAACACCGGGACAGCGGGCTTTCCGTTCCAGCGCATCTCTGGCGCGCAAATGCAGAAGGGCACGCTGGGCACGCACACCTGTTGCGTCTTTGGCGAGAACATTGCCTTCATGGGCAGTGGCACTAACGAGAACATCTCAATCTATATCGGGGCTAACGGCACGGTGCAAAAGATCGCCACGCGCGAGATTGAGGAAATCCTTGCGGGCTATACCGAATTACAGCTTTCATTCTCGTTCATGCAGGAGCGCACCGAGGGCGGCCACCAGTTCCTCGACATCCACCTGCCCGACCAGACCATCGTGTTTGACGCCGCAGGATCGCAGGCTGTCGGGCAGCCTGTCTGGTTCTTCCTGCGCACCTCGCTGGTCGGCCTTGGTCGATGGGCTGTCTGCGATGCTGTGTGGGCCTATGACCGCTGGAACGTCTGCAAGCCTGCGGCGACCGACGTGGGTTATCTGGACAAGAACATCGCGTCGCATTGGGGCGAGACAATCGGCTGGGAGTTCGGCACGACCATCGTCTACAATGAAAGCCGTGGGGCAATATTCCATGAGATGGAGTTGGTGTCGCTGACGGGCCGCGTGCAGCCCGGTGCCGATCCGACCGTGTGGACATCCTATTCGGTCGATGGCCTGACCTATAGCGTTGAGAAGCCTGCGCGCGTGGGCAAACTGGGAGAGTACAACAAGCGGGTGGTCTGGCTTCAGCAGGGCCACATGCGCAACTGGCGTTTGCAGAAGTTCCGTGGCACCAGCGAGGCGCAGCTTGCGATGGCACGGCTGGAGGCGCGGGTCGAACCGCTGGCATTCTGATGGCAGATCCGACACCGCTTAATCGAAACCAGATCGCCCGCTTTGTCGGGAATGACCCGGACGCAATCCGTGCGATTGAGCGTTTGTTTTTGGTGGCAGGGCAAAAGACGCCTGCGGAAATCATTGACCTTCTTATAAACATTGGCGCGGCTGGCAATGTGGCTGAGGTAGCGCTGTCTGAAGCTGAAACGGCAAAAGCATTGGCCGATCCAGTGGCCCTTGCGCCTGCACCTGCGTCTCAAGAGCAGATCGACAATTTGCAGCAGCAGATTTCTGCATTGCAGCAAATGCCTCCGCCCAAAGAGTTTAGAACGCCGCGCTATGGGTCTTTCTACGACACAACAATTCAGACAGCGGCTGCGATCAATACTGCCTATGCGATGACGTTTAACACCACAGACTTGTCGCAAGGCGTCTACCTCGGCACGCCCACGTCGCGCGTTTATGTTGATCGTCCCAACGTCTACAACGTGCAATTCTCTGCGCAGGTGGACAAAACATCTGGCGGGGTTGGGCTGGTGTGGATCTGGCTGCGCAAAAACGGTGTCAACATCCCAGACAGTTCTGGGCAGGTACGCATCCAAGGCAACGACTCAGAAATCATTGCCGCGTGGAATTACGTCATCCAGCTAAACGCTGGGGACTACATCGAATTGATGTGGGAAGTGGACGACACGTCTGTCATTCTGTTGTCCGAAGTTGCCTCGGCAATCCATCCGTCTGTGCCGTCAGTTATTTTGACGGTGACAGATAACGTCAGCTCTCTGGAGGTTTAAACATGGCTGTTGTCACGAAGGTTCTGATCCCGGCTAAGATCGCCGAGGTTGGTCAGACCACCCAATATACCGCAAGCGGTGTCACGGCGATCATCGATAAATTCACCGCCACGAATTATGACACGGTGGCGCGCACGATTAGCGTCAACCTTGTGACCTTTGGCGGATCTGCTGGCAATGACAACCTGATTGTCAAAACCAAGACGCTTCAGGCGTCCGAGACTTACACCTTCCCCGAATTGGTGGGCCAGGTTATCGCGTCCGGCGGGTTTATTTCCACGATTGCCAGCACTGGCACTTCTATCAACATTCGCTGCTCAGGCCGGGAGGTATCGTAATGGACGAGATGATGATGGAGTTTGGTCTTTCCACCAAAAAGATCGTGTCAACATCCGAGAACCGCAAAAATCGCCAACTGGTGATTGATGAATGGCAGCTTGGACCTGAGAAGGCTTCGGTCGATCCGAAAGCCAACAAGGAATACTGGACATCTCTCGGTAAAGCCTGGGGCATGAACGAGAAGGAAGCGCGCCGGCGTCTTTGCGCCAATTGCGAATACTTCCAGAACGATCCGATGATGCAGGCCAAGATGGAAGCCATCCCGCTCGACAAGTTCGACATGGACGGCGGCGGTCGCGGCTATTGCGAGAAGTTTGACTTCATCTGCCACAACCTGCGCGCATGCCAGGCATGGGAGGAAGACGACTGATGGACTATGTCGAAATGGCCCGCATGATCGCCATCGAAGAGGGCGTTGATCCGGATCTTTTCTTGCGTTTGGTGCAGCAAGAAAGCGGTTTTAACCAAGACGCCAGATCCTCTGCCGGCGCGATTGGCTTTGCACAACTGATGCCCGGCACGGCGGCTGACCTTGGCGTTGATCCGTACGATGACGAGGAAAATTTGCGGGGCGGTGCGCGGTATCTTCGTCAACAGCTTGACGAGTTCGGAGACACCAACTTGGCTCTGGCTGCCTATAACGCTGGCCCCGGCAACGTGCGCAAATACGGCGGCATCCCACCGTTTGAAGAAACGCAGAACTATGTTGCCAAGATCATGGGCGGGTACGGTGGCCAAGGCACAACACCCACGCAATCCCGTTTCCGACCAATGCCTAGTGGCGCCGAGGAGAGCGATTTCGCGCGTGGTTATGCGCCTTCAACCCGCATGTCTGATCTTTACGTAGATCGTCTTAACCCTCTTTCGCCATACAATCCCTATGCCATCCTTGAAAGGTTCCGCCTGCAATGACGAGCCTTGCCCGAAAAACCGATTTCTGCGATAATGCGGACGCTGAGACTTTGGCCCACCAGCAGGCGCATCCCGCGATAGGCGAGCGAATGCGTGAAATCCTTGAGATGAACCTGAAATCTGCCTTCGACCTGCCCGATGCGGCGGTTGCTTGGCTGATCGGCATGTGGGACGCAATCCAGTTTCTGGATGATGTCGCTGATGGCGACACCGTTTCACGGTCGGCACAGGATCGGGCATTCAATCAGCTTTTGGTAGCGATGCCTGCCAATCCGTTCTTTGCTGCGAATGCGGGCGCTTTGCTCCCGGTCGTTGCCGTCCAGCTTTTGAAGTGGCAGGCTTCTGACATGGTGGAGCGTGCGGGCAACGCTGACGCGAAGAGCTACATGTGGCGCGCTGGCTATTACGATCTGGTGCTGCTGGTCATTCAAATCTGTCACGGATATGAGAAGGCGCTCTTAGCCGCGCCTTCGGTCATGTCGCTCTATGGCGAGACGCTGGCAGATTATCTTGGGGAGTTTGAACATGCCTGATCCGATCACAGGCCTATTGGCAGGATCCTCTGTGCTTGGCGCCGGAATGCAGGCCAAGGCGCAGAAATCGGCATCCGCAACGGAGGCCGCCGCCGCGCAGGCAGGCATTGACGAACAGCGCCGCCAGTTTGACACAGTGCAAAAACTTCTTGCGCCATTCGTTACTGGCGGAACTTCTGCCTTTGGGCAGCAATTGAATTTGGCTGGCGTAAACGGTGCGGATGCCCAGCGTGCGGCCCTGCAAGCGATTGAGCAAGGCCCGGAGTTTGCGGCGCTTGCCCAGCAGGGCGAGACCGCCATCTTGCAGAATGCGGCTGCCACGGGCGGCCTGCGTGGGGGTAACGTGCAGGCGGCGCTGGCGCAATTCCGCCCGAATATCCTGTCTGGCCTGATTGAAAATCAATATACCCGCCTCGGTGGGCTGTCCTCAATTGGGCAGAACGCAGCGGCTGGCGTTGGTAACGCTGGGATGACGACAGGCGCCAATGTAAGCAATCTGCTTGGGCAGCAGGGCGCGGCTCGGGCCGGCGGGATGCTTGCCACTGGCGGGACCTGGGGCAACCTTCTTGGAGACTTTAGCCAGTATCTTGGCCAGATCCAGTCTGGCGCAATTAACAACCCATTTGGCGGTGGGTCTTCGCTCGCGCCTACAACTTCAATTCGTCCGCAGCCGAGGATCTAAAGATGGTTGGTCCTATCGATTATACGATGAACGTCCTGACCCCGATGCAACGGTTCACCGAGGGCCTGAAGTTTGGTGAGGATCTCTTGACCGTACGTCAGGGGAGGCAGGAAACTGAGCAGTTGATGGGCATTCGCGCCGCCCAAGAAGCCCGTGCAGCGCAGGAGGCATCGGATCGCCGCGCCGAGGCAGAACGCCAGCGTGCGGAGGCAGAGGCCATGCAGGCTGATCTTGCTGCTTTGCGTGAAAACCCAACGGCGGAAGCAATCGGCGCGTTTGGGATGAAATACGCCAGAACATTTGAAGAGCTAACCGCAGCAAAAGACTCACTTGACGCGCCCAAAAGGGAAGAGGCGACTAGGTTTGGGATCGAAGTTTCTTCGGCCCTTTTGTCCAATCCAGAAGCCGCAATCGCAATGATGGAAAATCGGGCAATTGCGGCAGAAAACTCTGGGCTAATGGACGAAGCCGCATCGCTCCGGTCCGCCATCGACAAAGCCAAGACTGACCCACGCGGCCAGGCGGTATCCAATCTTATTCTTCTGCAAAACTCAGGCGCGATCCCGGCTGAAACAACGAAGTTGATCCTTGAGAGTGCTGGGTTTGGTGGTGATGAAATCCCTGAAAGTTTCCGCGCCTTGCAGTTGCGTGCAGAGGCTGCTGGCCTTGTTAAAGGCACGCCTGAGTATGACAAATTCATGGTCTCTGGCGGGAAGGGTCCAGAAACTACGGTGACAAACGTCTTGGGTGACGCAGAAGGATCTTTTGCGAGAGAACTTGCCAAGACTGAAGCCGCGCAGATCATGAAAACAATAGAAGCTGGACAGGCCGCATCGCGGAACTTGGTTGAACTTGACAATCTTTCTGCATTGCTCGGGCAGGTTGATACTGGCGGGACCGCCGCTGTCAAATCATGGCTTGGGGAAACATTTGGCATTGCCACGGAAGGCCTAAACGATATTCAGGCGTTTGAGGCGACTATTGCACGCATGATCCCGGCGCAGCGCGTTGAGGGTTCTGGTTCCTCATCCAACCTTGACGTTCAGCAGTTTGCAAAAGGGCTGCCCGCCCTCATTAAACAGCCTGGCGGCAACCAAATCATCATTGAAACTCTGCGTGACATCAATGAATACGACGTAGCGGCGTCAATTATCGCCGGACAAGTGGCAGAGTGGGCGCGGACCCCAGCGGCTGATAGGCCGGCGCTTGAAGAGCAGGGTCTGATCCTAAGCCCAGCCAAGGGACGCAAGGCCATTATGGACCTTGGAAGCCCAACATCCACTTACAAGTCCTTCCTGAAGGAAAAGCCAAAGACGAAAGCCCAGCCAGTCGTGATTGATGGCGTCATTATTCAAAAGGTGGAATGATGGCTGATTTTGAACTGACCACACCAGACGGCACGAAATACAAAGTCACGGCGGAAACGGAAGAGCAGGCTTTCGCTGCATTGCAGAAAATGCTTGGCGGGCAGGCTCCCGAAGAAAAGCCGGGTGTACTGTCTCGGCTTTGGACTTCTATTGCGGGATCTGACGCCGACCCAACGATCCCGGCGATGGTCCGGTCAAACCTCGGCCTTCCGCCCGCCCAAGCGGCGCAGATGACGGCATTGCTGGCCACGACGCGCAGCCCTGATCGCCTGCGCAGCGGCATTGCCAAAATCGAGCCTGAAGCAGAGTTTGGCGAGGATGAGGCTGGCCGCCTATATGCGGTCATGCCTGTCTATCGTGATGGCAAGAAGACTGGGCAGTTCACGCGGGTTTACCCAAACGAGCCTGGGCTGGGCTTCACAGAGGCCATGCAGGCTGCTGGCGCGGTCGCGGCGACCACGCCTATCGGACGCGGCCTGCGCGCTGTTGGCCTGCCTACAACGGGCGCGCTGGGCGCTGCTACCATCGGCGCAACCGAGGCTGCCGTGGTGGAAGGCGCAAGCTCTGCCCTAAGCGGTGCGCCGTTTCAGGTGACGGACATTCCGATTGGCGCCGCTGGTGGTGTCGCTGGCGAAAAGCTGTTCAACGTGGTCGGTTCGCTTGTCGGCGCAGCCCGTCGCAGCGGAGCGGACCGCGTGCTTGGCCCTGATGGCCGCTTGCTTCCCGGCCCAGCTAAACTGGTGCGCGATGCTGGCCTCGATCCCGATCAGGTGACGGCTGCGGTGGCTGCCGAGATCCAGAAGCAAGCCCGCGCTGGCGTTGAGCCGGGTGCTGCCGCTGTCACGGCTATGTCTCGCGGTCTGCCTGTTGAAGTGCCGATGACGCGCGGCCAGATCACCGGCAGCAAGGGCCAGCAGCTTGTTGAAGACGCGATGGCAAGTGGCGTTTATGGACGGCGAGCAGAAGAGGTTATGACGGGCTTCCGTGAAAAACAGCAAGAGGCTCTGCGCGGCAACATCACAGCCATCACTGAAGGCATGGCCCCTGGGTCAATCCCGGCCCCCAAGGGCGCTGGCGGCGAGAAAGCGCAAGAGGCTCTCGTAGCTGCGCGGGCCGGAGACAAGGCGCTTGCGGATGATCTTTACAAGCAGGCTCGCGCGTCAGGTGCTGCCTACGTTACTCCAGATGAAGCGGTCAACATTACCGATGCCCTGCGCGGGGCTTATCGAGGACTAAGCAGCCCAATCGCGACACCAAAAGTTGACCAATACCTGCTCAGACTTGACGAGATCATGGCCAACGGCGGTGATGTAGGGGCGTTACAGGCGTGGCGCCAGCAGGTCAGCAGCCTTCGTGAAGGCACGCCGACCCCAGACGGGGTGGTCGCGGGAAAAATTCTTAAAGACTTTGACAAACGTCTGGAGGCTGCGGTCGATAATCAGCTTGTGATTGGAGATCAGCAGGCTGTAAAGGCATGGTCAAATGCGATTAAGAATTGGAGAGAATACAAAAAAACTTGGGAAAGCAAGGGTGGCATCCTGAACGTGTTGACCGAAGAGGTGACCCGTGACGGTAGTCTTGTTCTAAAGGTTGCGCCTGAAAGCGCCGCCAACGCAATTTTCACCATGACCGCGTCTGGCCTTGCCGGGAAGACAGGTCTTCCGCGTGACCTTTTGACACTGAAGAGCAAGTTGCCAGCGGCTGAATGGAATGCCCTGCGCCAAGAAGCCCTGATCCGCCTGACGGAGACGGCTGAAAAAATTGGGACTGCCGGCGCAGAAAATGTCTCTGGACTAACATTCAAAAAAGCATGGTCCAACCTGAACCAGAACAACCCTGGCGTTGTGAATGCTCTGTTCAGCAAAACTGAACGCGACACGATCACCCAGTTTGCTGACGTTGCCGCGCGGGCAACCAGCGCAGCGGTAAACGCATCAAACAGCGCCAACTCTGCCGCCGGCATGATCCAGCGTCTTGCCTCTGGTTTCACTGCGTCTGGGGCTGGCCAGTTCCTTTTGCAAAACTGGCTAGGGTCAATCATCCGCGAGCCATATGGTGCGGCCATGTCCGCATTTGGCACCGCGCAGCGCAATGCTCCACGGCAGATCGTCGGCACGCCCAGAGAGGCTGCTGTGGGCGCTGGCGCAGGTGCTGCGCTGTCGCAAGAAGAAGAGATCGGCCCGCGCATTCCGATCACGGGCCGCATGACAATCGGTGGTCAGCAATGACCCTATCCAAGACCCCGCATTTCGTGGTAAAAATCACGCGAAAGGATGCCCAATGCCGCTGACGCAACTCGCCCCGCCCTATCCGATCTTTACCGACAAGAACGGCGATCCGCTGGACGCGGGCTATTTGTACTTCGGCGTGGTCAACCTGAACCCTGAAACCAACCCGATCCAGGTGTATTACGACAGCGCGCTGACGCAACCGGCGGCCCAGCCTCTGCGTACCTCAAACGGCTATATCATGCGGAATGGCACGCCTGCGCTGATCTATGCGGGCAGCCAGTTTTCCGTGACTGTGCGCGATAAGAACAACGCGCTGGTGATCTACAGCCCGGTTGGATATGGCGTTGACCCCGCGTCTGTCAGCGGCACGGTGATTTACGACGACTTCACTGGCGACGGCGTGACAACGACCTTTACGCTCACGACATCGCCATCGACCAAGAACGCCACTAACGTCTACATCGACGGCATCTATCAGTCGAAGGACAATTACAATACCGTCGGATCGACGCTGACCTTCACGACCGCACCGCCGTTGCTTTCTGCCATTGAGGTGGTGAGCCAAGAAAGCTCTATCATTGGCGGCGCGTCATCGCAGCAGATCAGCTACAATCAGGGCGGATCTGGATCGGTTAGTCGCACGGTGCAAGCGCGCCTGCGCGACTTCGTTTCGGTCAAAGACTTCGGCGCGGTTGGTGACTGGAACGGCACGCAATCTTCGCCTGGAACTGGAACAGACGACACGGCGGCCATTCAGAACGCGATTGATTATTGCGTGGCCAACGGCGCTGGGCTTTTCTTCCCACCCGGTCGCTACCGTACCACCGCACCGCTGGTCATCGACCGCTCGTTTAACAGTCAAGACCCGATCAATGGCGGCATGTATGGCATCGCGCTTGAGGGCGCTGGCGCGGCGTCCTGCCAGATCGCATCCGACCACAACGGGGCTTGCATTGACTTCACTGGCGGATCTGGTGCTGGCTGGCATACTTACTTCAATATCAGCGGCATTGGTTTGCTTAAGGCGAACTATGCTAGAAACGTCGGATCTGTTGGTCTCAGCATGGATCAGGCAGCGTTCTTTTCCATCAATCGGTTTGACATCACTGGCTTTGAGTACGGCATTAATGCTGTCGATTGCCTCTCTGGGTCGTTTGAGGATGGCACCATCCGCTTGAACAACTACGGCTGGCGCTTTGCCAAAGGCACTAGAAGCCATCCAAACAACATTTCCTTCCGTGGCGTCATCACGCTGAACAACCAGATTTGGGGCGGTCAAATTATCCAGCCTTCGCTGTTTGACTACATCG